GGAAGGCTCTTTGGCGCATGACGCGCTAGGTGCATCAACAACATTGTCTGTAGGCTATGCAGCACACACAAACGCGGCGGGTACAGCAGTATCTGCGTCAGCGGCGGCATACAAAGCAGCAGCAGCGTCAACATCTGCGCAGAAGGTGGACGTTCTTGCAACTCTAGCTCTAGGCTCAGGCTCAGAGACAGACACAAACGAGGACGGCGTTGCCATCACTGTAACAATGGGCGGTGCTGCTGGCACTGGCACTATTGAACTTACAGTCAAGTATGTGGTTGACTAATTAGAGCGGGGCGGGAAACCGCCCCCTCTTTTACAGGATGGAAGCAGATGGCAAGTACAGTTGATATTGCAAACTTTGCGCTAAACAATTTAGGCGCATCTAACATTTCCTCGCTGACAGAAAACAGTAAAGCAGCAAGGGTTGTTAATCAAAGATATGAAGCTGTACGCGATGCTGTGTTTCGCGCACATCCTTGGAATTGCTTGATACAAAGAGCGCAACTTGCGCAGGAGACAGACACGCCTGCGTTTGGTTATGCATATCAGTATGCACTGCCGACTAATCCATATTGTTTGCGTGTTTTAGAGTTCTCAAACGGCAGTATGTCGTATCCGCAAGATAATATGTCAAACAATACTGGTGGCCCAGTTTTTGTTATTGAAGGGCGAAAGCTACTGACGGACGAAGGCACGGCGCGGATAAAGTATATTGGTCGCGTTACCGATCCTCAGCAATACGATGCAAGCTTAGTAGAGGCTTTGGCTGCTCGACTTGGCGCAGAGATATGCTATGCAATTACTGGCTCAACATCTATGGTACAAATCCAAACAGCATTGTATGAAGCTAAGATGACCGAGGCTCGATTTAATGATGCGACAGAGGGCGCACCTCAACGCATAGAGGCAAGTGACTTTATTGAAAGCAGGTTCTAAATGGCACGTTCTGCACCAGCGTTTAGCTCGTTTACGGCAGGTGAGATCAGTCCACGCCTAGAGGGCCGCACCAACATTGAGAAATACCAAGAAGGTTTGTCAGATTTGACAAACATGGTTGTTATGCCTCATGGCGGCGTGACACGCAGACCTGGCACAGAATATCTTGGCGAGGTTGCCGATAGCTCAGTTAAGACGCGACTAATCCCATTTCAGTTCAAAACGTCTGATACATACATTCTTGAGTTCGGCAATCAGACAATGCGCGTTTATCGCAATGATTTGTCTGTTCTTGATGCCACAGACAAAAGCATTACAGACATTACACAGGCCAGCCCTGGCGTTGTTACAAGCGCGAGCCACGGGTTTAGCAATGGTGACGAGGTTTATGTTGATAGCGTAGGCGGCATGACAGAAGTGAATGGTCGCAACTATCTAGTTGCCAATGTCACCACAAATACATTTACGTTGCAGGATTTGTTTGGCAACGACATCGACACGACAAGTTTTACTGCTTACACATCTGGCGGCACAGCGACAGAGATATACGAGATTACAACGCCATATGCTGAAGCTGATTTGTTTGATCTGCGGTTTGCGCAGTCTGCTGACACGATGTACATTGTGCATCCGTCATATGATATACGCACACTGACGAGAACGGATCACAATGCGTGGACGTTTGCCACATTTTCTATCACTGGATCGCCAAGCCCATCACTGAGTGGTTCTAACAATCGCCCTAGCGTTGTATCGTTCTTTGAGCAGCGCCTTGTGTTTGGTAATACAAACAACAATCCTCAGACGTTGTGGTTTAGTAAAAACGGTGATTACGGAAACTTCACTGTTGGCACAGCCGATGATGATGCGTTGATTTACACAATTGCGTCAAACCAAGTGAATGCCATTCGGTTCCTGTCTGCAACAAGAGTTCTAACTGTTGGGACATCTGGCGGTGAGTATGTGCTTACATCAACAAATGATGGTCCTGTCACACCAACGACGACATTGATCCGCAAGTATTCGAATTATGGCACGGCAACTATTGAGCCTGTTCAGGTTGCTGACGTTACGCTGTTTGTGCAGCGTGGAAACAGAAAGATACGCGAATTTAAGTTTGTTGGTGATGTGAATACTGGCGGTTATTCTGCGCCTGACATGACGATTTTGGCAGAGCATATCACGAATGGCGGCATTGATCAGATGGCGTTCCAGCAAGAACCCGACAGCATTATATGGTGTGTGCGGGATGATGGCACATTGTTAGGCATGACGTATCGCCGTGAGGAGCAAGTTGTTGCATGGCACAAGCATGTGATTGGTGGATCATTTAACAGCGGTCAGGCGGTTGTGGAAAGCATTGCAACATTGCCGACAGATACGGGTGAAGATGCTCTGTATATGATTGTTAAGCGTACTATTGATAGCACGACTAAAAGATACATTGAAAAGTTGAAGCTGTTTGATTTTGGCAGCGATACGACAGGTGCATTTTTTGTGGATAGCGGATTGTCATATAGTGGCAGTTCCACAACTACACTGAGCGGCTTGTATCACTTAGAAGGCGAGACATTGCAGGTTTTAGGCAATGGCGCAACACACCCAGACGAAACTGTAAGCAATGGTGGTATAACTCTTGACTATTCGTCAACGACTGCCGCTGTAGGTTATGGATATGACAGCATAATGCAAACGCTGCGTATTGACAGCGGATCAGTAGATGGCACAAGCCAAGGCAAGCCAAAGCGCATTCATGCAATTACTATTCGGTTTTACGAAACAGTTGGCGCTGAAGTTGGAAACGACAGTGGTGAAATTGATCGTATCTTTTTCAGAGATAGCTCAATGGCGATGGATGCTGCGGTGCCGTTGTTTACAGGCGACAAAGACATTGAGTTCGATGGTGGCTTTGATGACGATGATCGTGTATATATTAAACAAGGGCAAGCGTTGCCCCTAACAGTTCTGGCGTTCTTCCCACGCATGAACACGTTTGATAAGTAGGTGTATTAATGTGTAACCCTTTTGCAGTCATATCAACAGGAATGCAGATTGCAGGTGCTGCACAGCAAAGCCGAGCGGCAGATCGTGCCGCCGCCGCAGCAATACGGGCTGGCAATTTCAATGCGTCAATCATTGAGCGTGACATTGAGCTGTTAGAAAAAACGCAAGGCATTCTAAACGCAAACTTTCTTGTTTCACAAAATCGAGCGGCTGACGCATTTGAGCGTGAAGTGCAAGGCACGGCTCGGTCTGGATTTGGTTACGCAGGTTTTGACATGAGTGCAGGCACACCTATAGCTGTCTTACGCCAAAATGCGCGTGAGTTTGACTATGAGCAAAAAGTTGCTGCGTTTGAAAATTCAATACAAAATATGCAGATTGATGACGAGCAAGAGGGATTGCAGATGGCGGCAGAGCTGTCGCGCATGGAGGGCGGCATGGCCGCTGCATCTGCTCGGGCATCTGGCACTGCATCAATGATTAACAGCTTGTCCAATGTGGCAACGACTGTTTACGAGAACCCAGGAGACTTTGGATTAGCATGAAGATACCTGTCTACAGAAGTCGCGCTATAAGCCAACAAATCAGACCTGGTTCGCCTTTGCGTGGAACTGTGCGCATGAACCCACAAGCAATGGCGCAGGCAGAGATAACCAAATCCGAGCCAATGAAAGCGCTGTTTGATGGAGCAGCACAGTTTGCTACTGCTCGCTGGCAGGCATCCCAAGAGGCGCAATACAACGAGGCTGCGTTGGCTATTGAAGAGGGCATGCGCGAGGCAGAGTATACGCTGGGCAAGTCAACAGACATCTACAATGTTCTGGATGGTGAGAATAACTGGCAGAACAGCATGAATGAACTGCGCGATGCTACGATTGCAAGCGTTAGCAACAGATCGTTGCAGCGCAAGTTGAGCTATGCGTTTGAGCAGAATGAGATTGCTGCACGTTTTAGATTGCGCGGACAAATTGATAAAAAGATTTTAGCGCGTGAGCAGGCTGCAATGGCTGCGCGGATGGAAACCAAACGGCGTAATCTTTCGCAAGTTGGCGCAACGATTGAAGACTACAACACAGAGCTTGGCATTGTGATCAACGATCAAGCCAAGGCTGTTGCGGGTGGTCGCTATAGCATGGAAGGCGTGACCAAAGCAAACTATGCATTGCGCAAGGATATTGCTGCTGACTACTTGGCAAACGCATTTAACAACGATCCAGACGCTGCGATGCAGTTGTTTGGAATGATGACGTTGCAGGATGAGGTCGCGGCAGGAAAGATCACGCCAGAGGAGGCAATGGCTCGTGCAGGTATTTCAGACCCATATGCACTGCATGTGCTTTACAATATTGAGCGCGGAGATGCTGTTGAAATTATCCAGCAGAACTTAGCAACATCACTGAAGTTTTTTGATGCTGAAGAAAAGCTAGAGACTGAGCAGCAAGAAGAGACAAACCAACGTAATACAAAAGCGTATAACTTTGTAATGTCGGTGCAGGACACCGATCAAGTCACACCTGACACGCTGCGCACATTGATGGGCGAGGCTGCGTTTGCTGCACTGCCAGAAACTACACAAGAGCTTGGGGTGATGGGGACAGCGGCAAAAGCGTTGTTGCGCGATCACTTGAACAACCAGTTCTGGGCATCACCTGAGCAGCAAGCTAAGATGAGCGAAGAATTAGATACGTCTACCCAGTTCAAGTTTGCGCCTGCTGGCGAAGGTAGTGAGTCCAGATATTCGCAACTATATGCGCTTGCAGAGCGTGGCATGCTAACAGTTGAAGAGCTAAACACAGACACGTTTTTGATTACGGGGCAGCAGCACCGCGAGCTGAGTATGAAGATATTCAATGAAGCGGATGAAAGCTTAAAGGTTGGATCGCGTTTGCTGAAACGTGCGTTTAAGTATAACGAGCTGGACGCGCAAACAGACAACCCAACACTTGCTCGAGCATCCAAGTCAGCGTTTGAGAATGCCGACTTTGCGTTGCAGGATGAGTTTTCACGCCGTGAGGCTGAAGGCAATCCGATGACTTTGGCAGAGATACGCACATTTGCAAAAGAGCAGATTGATATATTTGGTGAAACATTTAGAGAAGAGCTGCGGTTTGAGCTTGAAGATTATTTCACCAATCAAGTTCAACAAGCATTCCCAGCGATTGAGCTTAACTTAACAGACCCGCTCGGTGCAATTGATCGGTGGTATCAAGGTTTGCCAGCGCAAGAGCAGGACAGAGTAAGATCGCGTAAGACAACATTTAGACGGATTATTAAATCACGTTTCGGCAATCAGGGACTAGGCTTCTAATGACAGATTTACTTTCTGACGACACAGATTTTGAAATCTCTAAGTATTACGAAGCTCGTGATATGATTGATGCTGGCATTAATCCTGCCA